GGTATTAACAGTACAGGAACTAATCCTAGTAATACTGTTTATACTCCTACAACAGCTGTTGACTGGTATGAGCAACAAACTCTGGGTCTGACCAACGCAACTACTTTCTGGAAAGCAATTGCACCAAGACCTACTTCTAACGTTTATGTAACTGATAGAAACGGCAAAAACGATGGACTTCACGTTGTAGTAGTTGATGACGCAGGAACCATCACTGGAATCAAGGGCAACATTCTTGAGAAGCATGTCAACTTGTCCAAAGCAGGAGATGCAATTTCTAATGTAAATGCTCCCCAGAGAATCTTCTACAAAGATTATCTTGCAGACTTCTCAGAGAACATTTATGCTGGGTATAATCCTTCTCAGCAACATGATGCAGAATTTGGTACTACCCCAAGAGCAACTGGATTCTCCACTGATTTTGTTCAAATTACAACTGCAGACGGACTCTGGGGACAACCTGCTCAAGACGTTACATATGCTGGTCTTGGTGCTATAACCTACACCTTCGGTGGTGGAGTTGATTACTCCTCAACTGGTGGAATGAAGGCAGAACTTTCCAACCTAATCACTTCATACGGACTCTTTGCTAACAAAGATGAAATAGAAGTTGATTATCTGATCATGGGTCCTGGTTGTGCAACTGAAGCAGAGTCGCAAGCAAAAGCAAACTATCTGATTTCTGTTGCTAACGACAGAAAGGATTGTATGACAGTCATTGGACCTCACAGAACAAATCTGGTTAACATCACTAACACCAACACTCAGACAGAAAATCTGATCAGCTACTTCAGTTCACTATCCTCCTCGTCTTATGCGACATTTGATAGTGGATACAAGTACCAGTATGACAGATTTAATAACGAGTTCCGTTATATTCCAACGAATGCTGACGTTGCTGGTCTTATGACACGCACAGCAATTGTTGCATATCCATGGTTCTCACCTGCTGGACAGCAACGTGGTGTTATCAATAATGCCGTTAAACTGGCATATAATCCTAACAAGGCACAAAGAGATCGTCTCTATCCTGCAAGAATCAACTCCTTTATCACAACACCTGGTATTGGAACACTTCTCTTCGGTGATAAAACTGCACTCGGATATGCTTCTGCATTCGATAGAATCAACGTCCGTCGTTTGTTCCTTACTATTGAACAGGCACTAGAAAGAGCAGCACAAGCTCAACTCTTTGAACTCAACGATGAGTTAACTAGAGCTAACTTTAAGAACATTGTTCAACCTTATCTCCGTGATATTCAAGCGAAGAGAGGACTTTACGGATACATGGTTGTTTGTGATAGCACGAACAACACTCCAGACATCATTGATAATAATGAGTTTAGGGCAGACATCTTCCTGAAGCCTGCTAAGTCAATTAACTATGTAACACTTACCTTCGTTGCTACCCGCACTGGTGTTAGTTTTGAAGAAGTAGTTGGCAGAGTTTGATAGCATTATCTAAATAACAAAAGGAGGATTAACAAATGCCACACTCTATCGAAAAAATTAAATCAACTCTGATTGGGGGCGGTGCTCGCCCCAATCTATTCCAGGTAGACTTAACGTCTTTCCCTGGATCAGGTGATACTGGATACGATTCAGATAGTTTTTCTGTTCTCTGTAAGGCAGCACAGTTGCCTGCATCAAATGTAGCATCAATTGATGTCCCATTTAGAGGCAGAACTTTCAAGGTTGCTGGAGACAGAACCTTTGATACATGGACTGTTACAGTCATCAACGATAACGATTTCGTTATCCGTACTGCAATGGAACGTTGGATGCAAGAAGTTGCACAATATGCTGATGGATCTGGTCTGCTCAACCCTGCAGATTATCAAGTTGATGCTGTTGTAAAACAGTTCAAGAGAATGCCATCAACACCAGAAGCTAGAAGTGGTGAAGGTCTTGAGACTGCCAAGAAGTATAAGTTCTATGGTTTGTTCCCAACCAACATCGCTGCTATTGACCTGTCTTACGACACAGCTGACACCATTGAAGAATTCACAGTTGAATTCCAAGTACAATACTGGTCCCCAGATAACACTGCTGACTGATCTATAAATAGATCAGACTTAAGTTAACATGTAATAATGGCATCCAAATTATTTGGGTTCTCTATTGAGGACACAGAACCACTATCTCCTAGTGCAGTCAGTCCCGTTCCTCCCAACAATGAGGACGGGAATGACCACTATGCGAGTAGTGGTTTTTTTGGTTCATATGTAGATATTGAAGGTGTATATCGTACTGAGTTTGATTTAATAAAACGTTATCGTGAAATGTCACTACACCCAGAGTGTGATAGTGCTATTGAAGATATTGTAAATGAAGCAATTGTTTCAGATTCAAATGACAGTCCTGTTGAGATTGAACTTTCAAATCTTAATGCAAGTGATGGTATAAAAAATATAATTCGTAAGGAATTTAAATATATTCTTGATCTTCTTGACTTTGATAAGAAGGCACATGAAATTTATAGGAATTGGTATATTGATGGTCGCATTTACTATCATAAAATTATTGACTTAAAAAAACCTGAAGAAGGAATTCAAGAGTTGAGATATATTGACGCAATGAAAATGCGTTATGTTCGTCAGCAAAAGAAAAAACCAAATGACGGAAGAGGTGGTAATCAGTTAGTAAATCTTAGAAATAATAATCCTATGGATTATGACTTTCCGGAATTAGAAGAATATTTCCTTTATAATCCTAAGGCAATGTATCCAACAGGAAACCCCACGGCAACTGGGGGATCTCAAGGAATTAAAATTGCAAGAGATGCAATCACATATTGTACATCTGGTTTAGTTGATCGTAATAAAGGATCAACTCTTTCGTATCTTCATAAAGCAATCAAGGCACTCAATCAACTTAGAATGATTGAGGATTCACTGGTCATCTACAGATTGTCCCGTGCTCCAGAACGTAGAATTTTCTACATTGACGTTGGTAATCTTCCTAAGGTAAAGGCAGAACAATACCTTCGTGATGTGATGACTCGTTATCGCAACAAACTCGTATATGATGCAAACACTGGAGAGATTCGTGATGACAAAAAGTACATGGCAATGCTTGAAGACTTCTGGCTTCCCAGGCGTGAGGGTGGAAGAGGAACCGAAATCACCACTCTTCCTGGCGGACAAAACTTGGGTGAAATCACTGATATTGAATATTTTAAAAAGAAACTCTACCGTTCGCTTAACGTCCCACCATCACGAATGGATGGAGAAGGTGGGTTTAACTTGGGGAGATCTTCTGAGATCTTAAGAGATGAACTCAAATTTACTAAGTTTGTTGGACGTTTGAGAAAGAGATTCTCCAACATGTTTAATGACATGCTGAAGACCCAATTACTCCTGAAGAATGTAATTACTCCAGAAGATTGGGAGGTAATGAGTGAACACATTCAGTATGATTTCCTTTATGACAATCACTTCTCAGAACTAAAAGAAGCAGAATTGATGAATGAGAGACTTACTCTTGTTCAGACTGCAGAACCATACGTTGGTAAGTATTACTCACAAGATTATATTAGACGTAAGATTTTGCGTCAGACTGATATTGAGATTATTGAACAGGATAAGTTGATTGCAAAAGAGATTAAGGATGGTATAATTCCTGATCCAGCAACTATTGATCCTGCTACAGGACAACCTTTGGATTCAGCAGCAGGCATGGATTTAGGTCAACCACAAATGGAACCAGAAATTGATGCATCTGCTGCAGAACCCATTGAAATGCCCAAGGGTGGGGAGATATAAATACCCATAGTCGTATACTATACAATTAAATGGATGACCTTTTAGATATGATCATTGCTGATGAGTCACCATCTCAAATTAGTGATGCTATCAAAGATGTTCTCTATGCAAAGTCTGCAGAAAGAGTTGATGCATTCCGTCCCCTCGTAGCAAATGGTCTTCTCAGTGGAGAAGATCAAATTGAAGTAGAGGACGAAGCACCAGAAACTACAGATGGTGTTTAATTTATAAATAACTATTATAAAAATGAACTATAAAGAATAATGGCGCATAATCCGGTAGGTATCAATTCAACACTTTCTATAACTACATCCTCCGGGGCTTCAAGAAGTGTTGATAAAACACTTCATAAAACAGATGCTTTG